CTATAAAGCTCATTTGGCGTTTTCCAATTATCGGAATGTTTTAGACTTCTATTTTTCAATCAATCCCTCCTTCCACAGTAGATGCGCCAATTCTGCAGCTGCGTTTGCTGCGGCTTGACCTTTCTTAAATAATATCCTGTCTATGATTTCATGAACATCGCCATCATCTAATACAATCGGCTCGGTTTGACAGTACCATTTTTCTATGTGAACACCTTGTATGTTGTGCCATCTAAGTTTCAAATTTAGATCCGGCAAAACAGCCAGTATTTTGTCCAATCGATACGATAATATGATTTCCTCTCTCAACTTATCATGCCAAGTATACTCAGCATCTACAAATACAAACTCAGTCCAATTACCAGCACCATCAGTATATTTATACTCTGACTTATAGTAAGCATCAGCCTCAACCCCAGCCATCAAGCCCGTCTCGGCTAATAGCTTGCTTGCTTCTAGTGAGGTGCAGAGGTCTTCATTGGTTGTCATGAACACATCTCCCTTGTATGTTCCCAATCCTCTGTTATAGTTCTATAGCCAATAAAACTCATATTAAGTAATTGACCATAAGTTATCTCAGGAAACGAGCCGAGTACCCAGTCTCCTTTAACCAACTCTCTACAAACATAGGGCTTAGAGGATTTACTAGGCTTCTTCATTCCAGTAATTTTAATTAGTTCGTTTTTGTCGCTCAAATAAAAATACTCTTTCATAACTATTCCAGCCCCTTTTCTTTGTTAGATTGATTTTTTAATGTCATTTTTTAATTTCTCCAAAGCCATGATTACTTCTTTTGTTTTGTTCATGTGAGCATCTATGAGTATCATCGTGATCCTGTTAAGTAAATCGTATTCATTAAGTTTATAATTTTCACTCATAACCATCTATCTCCTCTTCTTGTCCAGTCGCTTGATCTAATTTTCTTCTAATCAGATCTAGTATCTTTTCGCGGTCTTTGCCCGTCGCGTTGATGATAGTATCTTCGGGCGGGTCAAAGCCGTCTATAACTCTAGTATTTATGCTCATCTTAGTTTACCGATCCTATACAATTTCTCCGTCTTAGTCTTACTCTGGGTTTGGTGCGCGTTGATCGTTATCTCCATTTCCCATAGTAACTCAAAATCATCAGGCGCATAATAATCACTAACATAAATTACCGCGCCTTTGTTTGCTGTCTCTCTGCACCATTTCCAGAACTCCCGATGATCGAATTTCCAGCGAGAGCCCCTGTATTCCAGTCCTTCGTAATATGGCGGGTCGCAATAGAATAAATTGCCTTGAATGAACATAGGGTGATCCCAGTATTTATAATTGTGAGTATAAAATCTAACATCTTGCAAGAATTCCATTTGTTTAAGCAAATTATTTTTAGCTTCTAGGCATCTGTTTCTATCGGGTTCGTTAGTGCCTGCATAGCCTGCAAACCAATCCCCGCTAAAACTGCAGTTATGCCCAATAAACCCGATAAAATGTTTTGCAAAATAATTATTTGCGCGGTTCGCTTTGATCCATTCGTATTGCTCTTTTGTGATAGTATCCGGTGGTATCCAGCCCTTTTTAAGCGCGTTCCACATTGCCATTAAATAAGGGTTTCCATCTGCAGCAATTCTATCTCGGTGTTTAATCTTGTCGATCATGTTACAACCTCCGCAAAATGGCTCAATGTAAGTTCGAGCCTTTGCTAGATCTTGCTCCATAAATGGAATAAGATACTTCGCTAATTTAGATTTTGATCCTAAGTATTTCATTCCTGCGCCATCTTTAAATAGTCTCTGATCATCTTCCTTAGATAACTTGCAAAGCTGCTTTTCTCTGTCAAGTTTCTAAGCTTATCGGTCTTCTGCTTCTTCAAAATCAGATACTAAGTTCACGATTTCGTCTGTATATTCGCTAAGCTTTAACATGCCTCAAATAATCCTCCCTCGCATATTGTGCGCATTTCTGTTTCTGTGCGCTTTCAATTGTCTCGATTACTTCCTCTTTGACCATATTAAGGTATTTCTCTGCCGCTTCTGCTGCTGATAAATGCTCCTTGTGAGAGATGATACACGCTCCAGTTACAAAGATGCTATTAAGCGCTCGCATAACTAAGAGTGCTAGTACTGGGTCAAATTTCATATCATCATGTTGTTTTAAAAACTTCCCAACAATTTTATTTGCCCTTCTGCATTGTGCTTCTGATCTAGTTTCTTTTTTTATTTTTATTCCTAACATTTTATTTTCTCCCTTTGATTGGCTTATCGTAGTAAGCCGCTATACTATTGACCGTTTGTTCTTGTACCCTCCGCGCTTGCTTGCGTTTTAGATACCGTTTGATTTGTGTTCTCATTCTATTTTTGCCTCCCTAAATTTATCGAAAATAAACCATTGATGACCCATCTTAACCGCTTCATAGCCCGGTGGTAACATCGCTTGTCTGCCCTTGGTGTCAATTGTCCCACGACATGCGGCTCTAATGTATTCTGCTGACCAATTGGTGATCTCCTGAAATTCCTTGACCGTCATTAGCTCTCGTCCTAGTCTATCTGTAATCATTTAAAAATCTTCTCCTGTAATTTTATTAATTATCCAAGGTGCTGCTGCCATACATTGTTTTTGTAGGCTTAAGCTTACAATAAAAGTTAGCCCGTTATGATCTTCAAGTTTATTATTTTTGATTATATAAAAAAGATTTTCAAGTATTAAATAGTCCTGTCTCATCTCTCCACCTCAAACCCAATATCCTGGATTTCTGCATCAGGTATAACCCCGCGTTCAGTTACCATCGTAATATTCTCTAGCGCTAATTCAATCCTAGCGCGCAGATCATCATCGCTTATATACTGGCTCAACTCAATGATAGTACCTACTTGCTCCCGTAGATACGTAAGCTTGCGCTTCTTTGTCGGCATTGCAATTGCGCCATTCATTGCTAATAAACTAAATATGATTGCCCAGATTTTCATTATGCTTGTTCTCCTATTTTATTTAGATGTCCTCTAATCTTCCCTGGATTTTTGCATAAGTCGTCAAGTAAGATCAAAACGTTTGCTAAGTCATTGCCCGCGTTTAAATAGCGGTTGATGATCTTGGGAATATGCTCGATATCCGCTAATAATTCTCCGTATCTATTCAATAAAAAATCCTGGTTCATTATTTGCCCTCGCTTTTATATAAAACTACATGCGCTAAATTACAGTTATCGGTTCGATATGGGTCTTTAACTAAGATCCCGTCAATTCCTAAATGCTGCGCAATCTCACACCATCTAGCCGTATCCCTAAGATGTAAGTCCGCTTGAAAATTAAGCAATTGATCAACTGGATTATTGTCTGAATGCTTATAAATCGACTCTGTCCATTTGCCCGCTGCCGTGTATTCGTCCTCGTCCCAGTTTGATAACGCGGTTTGATAAAGATCCATGTCAATTGATGATAGTTCCGCGATCCAACTGGCGATATTCTCGCGCGTGAAAAAATTAGTATACTCATTACGCAAAATTCTATAATCGTCCGTATCAATTTCAAATTTATTTATTCCGTAATGGCTTGCATCTTCTTCGCTATTGCTGAAATAAAAACCTAACCCGTAAGCAATCCGTGAATAGTCATAGTTTGGATTTGGTTCTAGTTTGTTGTGATTTGTAAAGTGATATAGTTTCATTGTTGTTGCTCCTTATAGTCATCACTACTAAAAATCGGGATATTATACTCTTCATTGCTAATTCGCAAAAATTCTTCCGTGGTATATTCTGGGCGTGGAAAAAAAATACTCGGCTTTTCCCAATCAGTTATATATTTATCCCAGTGGATATGCTTTATAACGTCCTCGTATTTGGCTTTTGAAAAATCGAGAACTGGAAGATTTGGATATTTGGTAATTGTCTCCACGCTATGCCCTTCGCGAGTGGCTCGATGTGATCCAGTCTTATCATGATCGTGTTGAAAATGTACGGTGTATATCCCTGGACTATATGAGATTGTCGCAAATAGTGCTTTAGTTTCCATTATTCCTGCTCCTTTTAATCTAATCCTAAAATCTTTGCCATGCGCTCACCTTCTGCATAAGCTTCTCTTATGTTTTGTATTATTTTCTGTTCTTGGCGTATGTTTTCCTTGCGCATCTCGCGCCTAATCCAAAAAGCAAACATAATCAAAATGATAGTTGCTATCCCTAAGAAAATTGATTGCTGCATCATCTGTTCTGGCATTATTGCACCTCCGTTAGTTCTTTTATTTTCAGTTCTGTATCTGTCTTCCAAGTAATAGGGTGGCTAGGCTCTCCGTCTGCTGAACATCTAAACCATTCAGCATTAGACATATCAGGCTTAACAAGTTCTTTGGTCTTAAACTGACCATTGCTTTTATAAAAGCCGTATATCAACCCCTGAGCTGTTTTAAATAAACGCCTTGCGCTATCCCAGTGTTCAATTTCTTTTAGTTCTATTTGCATCTTACCTGTCTCCTTCTGTTGCACCTGAAAAATCAAGCGCTTCTATTTTCTCTCCTGCTGCTATTAACTCTTTCTTTGCCGCTTCAATCTCTTCCGCGTAATACCACCGGCTGCCGATCTCTACTAACTCGGGATTAGTGTTAAGCCATGCATTCATCGCCTTGTCATATCCGTCTGGATCAACTGCCGCAAAGATCGCGGCTTCTGAATAGCTCACGCCTCCGCAAATTTGTACCTTTCCGTAGCTTGTCAAAAGATGCTCATAGAACAAATTTTCCTCGTCTACAAAATCACAATTGTCGGCCGCTAACTCGTCAATTAAACTCATTAGATTAACCTCCAACTTCTTACACAAAATGCATAACCTTGCAATTCAATCTCTGCAATCTCACGCGCTTCTATACCCTTGTCCATGCACAACGCATAGATCGTCTCTTCAATTAGTTCTAATAAATTTCGCATAATTTCTCCTTTAAAGTTCACCTACTATAGTTATACCATAGTTTTATTGTCGTATCAATATTAATATTGCAATCTTTATAATCTCTTTATAATTCATAGCTTTATTAACTGCTTTTAATCCTCAGACCTGGTTTTAATCCCACTCAAAAATGATAGTATCTCATCACTTTATTATCTTTAAAAGTGGTATTATTTTCGATATTACATTGAATGAGATTTTCCGCACCAGGTCTAGGTTTTTCAGGGCTGGTCTGTCCACTATTTTATACCTTGCTGTAATTATCTTATCAAGTCGTCGTCTTTACATAACCGCAGTGGCTCTCAAACCCAGTCAACGAGTGCGTCTCACCTTATTACCTTTTTTTGACCGTTTTTAGGCTCAGTCCTGAAAGCGAGTTCTTCCTTCACTGAACAGTGTTCAATAAATTTTTTGAACAAAAGTAATTTTTGAGCTGGCCGCACCCTATTTGGTCGTCTAATTTCTATATTATTTAAAATAATAGTAGTAGTAGTAGGGCAATTTTTCGCCTGGTTGAGCCAATCTGCCTAATGTGTATGCACAGGACGACCTTATTATCTTTTGTCGTCAAAAGTCGAATTGTTGTTGTGCCACAAGGGCTCTATTCAAGATAAGATAGACGACTAAATGTTATCCAAAAAACTGAAGTGGTCGACCGGGGGTATGTAAGGATCGCGTAATTCCAGACAGATAACACGAGTTTTCTTAGATAATATCGTATTCTAAAGAACAAGCCTAAGATAATTGGATCACCATTCAAGATAATTGGATCACCATTCACAATAATCTAGTCAAGTAACTTCCAAGGGTAAACCCTCGCACGTATATTGGTGTTCAGATAATAGATATGTAATTTCGCGCCTCGCAAACCCAGTCGCTGAGCGCGCTTCAGAGCCCTGTTTTTCTTTTGTTTTGAATATGTATATCGCTCGCGCGATGGCATGCCGACGCAATCCAGTCAGTGACTGGGTTTGAGCTTTTTTCTTTGATACACCCCCCCCGATGAAATCTCACATAAGAATTTTTCTTTTGTTTTGGGGTTATATACCACCCAAAAAAAATATATATGCCAAAAAAAGTAACCATATTTTTATGGTATGATAAAGAAATGAAATTTAAGGAGCTGGAGAGATTTGAGAAACTTGCGTTACGGAAGCAAAGTTTAAGCGGATATGATCGAATAACGCCTGATGAAGAAATCGAGTTGGAGGAATTGCGAGGAAAAATTTTTGAGAATGCTGGGGAAAGTAGTAGCAATGCGGGATTTGTAGTTGTGAGTAATTATAAGTGGATTTACAAGCCGTATTTGGAATTAATCGAAGCCGGTCAAATGGAGAAGGATACGGGATTGGAGGAGCAGATATATTGGGAAGCATTGAAGTTGATTGAGGAGCATGTAGGCGAGAATGGGTCCCGGAAATTAATAAACGAAGATTATTTTCGAGTGCTGAGTCATTTTTTGCAAGCGAATTTGATAAGCGGGATTTGGAAGAATGATAAGGAATGGTTGGCGGAGCCGATTACTGGCAAATGGGGAATTTTGCGGAAGCGATTGCGTGAGAAGGTATTGGAATTGAGTCGGGAGCGAATTGGAGAGTCGCTGGGGGTATTGGGAACGAAGGTAGAAGATCGGATTGAGCCAATTTTTAATAAGGTGCTGAAGGTAATTAACAAGGAATTGGACTCAAACCATTTGAGTAGCGAGGAAGCGATAAAGCTGTTTAATAAGCTGAGTGGATTGATGGCGGAGATAAAGGGCGAGAAGGTAAAAAATGATGGAGTGCAGGTAACGCATAACAATGTATTTGTAAAAATTTTGAATGAAAAGCGTCCAGAGGATCGCGAGAAGTTGCGCGGAGAGGCGATTGAATTGCTGGAGGGCGAGGGATATATGCTTGGGTAGCGGAGAGCAAAACCAATGGAAGCATTTTAAGAGTCGCGTTAAAGAGCGATTGGGAATTGATAATTTGACCTTTGATGAATGTTTGCGAATAATCGCGGATATTCAATGCGGGAATGGGCAATTGATAAAAAAGTTATCAAGTTATCGAAGAGTATATCGAGTGAAGTTGCGTGACGTAATAGCAGATGTAATCTACAATAACCGTTATAAGAATTTTGTAACAGTATTCCCCGCGCAGTGGAATAAGTTTGGAGGAATAGATAGAAGTGATTAGAACAACGGACGCATTACTGCATTTTTTGAAGATGTATCCAAAGCATCGTTATGCAGATATAGAACGTCGTCGGGAACATGATTTGTATGTGGCAATTCAATGCTATTGGAATTATGCAGATATCGAAGAATTTGAGGAAGTAAATCCGGAATTGGCGCAAGGAGAGGATTGGGAGTCCACAAAAGATTTGTGGTATGAATTTGATAAGCTGGGACCGGAGGCATTAGCGGAAGTCGCGATTGAGTTATTGGAGGGCTTATGAGAGAAGTTGAATTTCAGATGCTGGTGGAGATATTTACGGTATGGGCGCGGGATAATGATGTAAAGGCAAGCGATGAAAAATGGAATGATCTAACCCGCAGGCTTAAAAATTACTATGACTATAGTGTGGAACAATTAGATGCAGCAAGTAATCACTAAAAATCCTGCATTGCAAGCGATTGCAAATGATCCCGAAAAATTAAAGCAACGCGTAAAATTGTGGAGCGAAAATTTTTTGTTATGGTTTTTTGATTGCGTTTATACCAAGGACGAAGGTGTTGGTGAAGAGCGGCTTGCTCCGAAGTTTGAGTATATAAAGCATCTGCATGAAACGATTGAAGCGGAGCGGATTACATGGGTAGAAAAATCGAGGCAGCAATTTGTTACTTGGTATATGGTTGCAAGATATTTATGGAAGCTAATGTATGCAAAGGATATCAGATTGATTTATGGATCTCGTGTTGAAGATGATGTTCAAGATGTAATTAATAGTAGATTTAAAGAAATGTATGATCGGCTTGATCGCGCGTTTCCAATCCCAAATTTAGTTTTTAGAAGTCTGTCGATTACAAATCCAATGCGCGGGACAATCATGAAGGGAATGAGTTCCAGCGGAGAAGGTTCCAGAGGAAAGACTGGTGCAGAATTATGGTTGGACGAAATTGCATCGCAAAAAGATCAAGAAAAAACAATTCGCGCTTCATTGGAGTCGATTAACGCACCGGGAAGTAAAGTAATCGGGGTTACGACTCCGGATACAGAAGAGCGAGCGCAGTATATTAAGCGATTGATCGCAAAGTCAATTGATAAGAGTATCCCGGTACAAATAATGAGTCGCGGAGTTGAGAAGTTGTATAACACGCAAGGACATTGCATTATACGAATTCATTACAATGCGCACCCAGATAAAGATGATGCATGGAAAGAAGCAAAAATTAAAGAGATCGGAGAAGTAAACTTTTCAATTGAACATGGACTGAATTGGGATATCGCGAAAGGAAAGCCCGCGTTTTGGGGATTTGATTTAACCCGACACGAAAAACGATTGCGATTTGATAATTATCAGCCTCTATTAATCGGGATTGATCCCGGCTTTGGACACCCGTCTTATACGATGGCGCAAAAAACGATGCAGGGCAAATGCAGAATTTTGCATTCAGTAACAAGAGAGCGAACTGGAATGACTGAACTCTGTCAGCAGATAGAGAAAGATATTATTGAAAAGTTTGAGGGACATGAAGATTTTTATTTTTATATTGATCCAGCTGGAATGCGCAAGAGTGGACAAGGCACTGAAAATTCTGGAGATGCGATTGCGGCATATTTCCCAAATTATGCAGATCGAATTTTCCCGGCCCCAGTAACCAATCCAAATGATCGGGCACTTTTGATTAATAACTATTTTCAGCAGGATATGATCGAAGTCGAAACTAGCTGTGGCGAATACTATGATTGGGAAGGGAATGTCGAAACCGGTGCTTTTGTTTTTATGCTAACAACGGGTTATCACCTTAATAATCAGGGAAAGGTAGTTAAGGATAATAAATGGGACCACTTTGCGGATAGTTTTGGGTATATGTTTATTCAGTGTTTTTATACTGCAGATCAATTACAGCAAGTATCCAAGGCAACTTTTCAGGTTAGGCCAACTTACTATGATAAGTTGATTTTAAAGCCGCAGAAGCCAAAGAGTAGTTTTCTGCCAACTTGATTTTTAAAAGTTATGGTATATTGAAAATTAAAGGCAGGAAAATATTATGGTAGATTTTATAAGAGACGCGGAAATAACAGCTTTAATCACTTCAGATGGTGCAGCAGCGATGGGCACTGGAAATGGCGAAGCGCAAAAGATAACTCAGGCAATGGGTGGCGGATTGGCTTTGGTCTATGACAAAGAAAACGCTCAATTGTATTCAGGAGTTGGCAGTGTACTAGCAGGTTCTGTTCTTTGCTTACAATATGAATACGATTTTGCATTGCATGGTGGTGCAGTTGGCGAAATTGTAGTCGATGGTCCAGCAATCCCACCAAACTTCTGGATTTTAAATGGTGTTGCAATCGTAAAAGATGCAGTAACTTCTGGAGGTTCGGCAACTGTTTCAATTGGTACTAAGACTGGTTCTGTTGATAATCTTTTAGCGGCAACCGCAAAAGCATCTTTAACAGATGAAGCAAAGTTCCTATTGGTCCCAGATTTTGCAACTGTGGCTGACTCTATTGTTGAAACTGCAGAACGTTTACCAATCATAGCGGTAGCGACTGCAGCACTTACAGCAGGTAGAATTAAGTTCGCCCTGATGGGTATCGTAGTTAGCTAAGATTATGGCGGTCAAAAGAAAAGAACGTTTACTGAATGCGGTCCCAAGCGCAACGCCTGGGACCACTTATTCAGCGTGGGTTAATACCGAGAATTTTAAAAACTTTTCATTCGTTTTGCGAATGGGGGGCAGTGATTATACAAGCACTGATGTTGCGGATACAATTGATTTTTGGATTGAAGCAAGCGATACGAACGACTCCGCGCAGGCTTATTACAAGCGTCGCGCTTTGAGTTTAACAAATGCACAGACCGGTACGGTTGCTAAGAAGTTTACTCAAGTTACTGGAAATACTCCATTACCTGCTACTCCTGCAAGTTATACAGATACGACTTTAAGGCAGCAATGGGATTATAAAAGCCCGAATGTTGATGAATATGTAAGATTAGCTTATACAACTGCGAGTAATCCAGAACTTCTTGGTACAGTAATAGTGGACATGTACGCAGACGAAGAAGTATAGGAGGCGCTTTGAAACAAAAAATTGATCCCGCATCAATAACCCCCGAGGTGAAAAAAGCACTTGCGGATTGGCTTTATATGGTGCTGGATAAATCCTTTACACGCAAGGATTACGATTATAATAAATTTAAACTAGATTGCGCACTAAAAAAGAAAACGGTTAGGCAAGCGGTTGTAGATGGAGATCTTACTGCATCAGGAATTGATATTGATTATGCAAATCGAGTTGAAGGCGCAGATCTAAATGAAGCCTATGTCTCTGATGAATTTTCACATTTAAAAACCCCAGTTTTACTAAAAAATAATAAGAAGGTTACTGAGAAAGTAAGAAATATTTGCTTCCCTCTTTCTGGCAATCAAATTGGGATTAGCCGACAGTATGATGAATTTTTTGATACGAATTCGATTAGCGATTTTCTTCCAACTGCTGATAATTGCTGGAATAAGATCCTGGAGTCAGAGAATTCAAATTTTCAATTTCAGTCAGTCTATGAAAGTATCCTTGATGAAGGATTAACGCATTCAGTTTGGTCAATTGATCATGAATATGATGATCTTAACGAAGTAGTAGAGCCGCTTGCTCCTGGAGTGCAGAATATTGGATTGTATCCAGAGCAATCAGATTGGCGCAAATCAAATCGTTGTTTTTATGTCGATGTAAATTTTAATCAGTTGGTGGGAAGAGAGGATCTTGATCAGGAGATACTTCAGAAGATAAAGCCGCAAGTAATTGATAGCAACCGAGAAGCAAATGGTACTAAGCGAGCGCACCAAAATCAGGCACTTGTTCCATTCGGCAAAGTTAGATTAGTTAAGTTCTTTTGTCCAAGCGTGTATCTTGATGTTGGTGAAGAAAGTTATTATGCAGAAGGCATGTATGTAGTAGCGCTGATTAATCCACAGTTTGATCCAGTAGAAGAATTACCAGAGCATCATAATTTATATTTGTTAAAAATTGCAGTCGATGTACCTTTGGATAGAAGCGGATTGTTATTAGGCACTCCAGTTGTAAACCAACCTAATCAATTTTTCAATTTGGGTTTGTTTTATCCTTGGCTAGATCACCAAAAAGCAGCAAACGGATTTTATGCAAGTGCAACTAGACTTGCCTCGTATCTAACAACTGGACCATTCAATTCAGAGAAATCGGGCTTTGGCTCAATTAATAGTGAAGACGAAGATATGTCCACAGGCTTTAGGCCGTTTCAGATATTAAAGAATAAAAAATATACTTCTGTCTTTGATGCAAATCTTGTTAATTTTATTGAAACAGGATTTAACACGATTAATAAGCTTGAGAAAGATGTTCAGGAGGGATTAGGATTTACTTCTCGTCCTGATGGCGTTGTGAATACCGGGGAGAATATCAACGGCATTGTAAACATGGACGACCCTGGCAATGTGGCAATGGTTGGGTATGCAGTTCGCTTTAATCAGCTTTGCTATATCCCAAGCTTGTTTACCCGAGTAAGAAATACTCAGCAGATTTTATTGGTGCAGATCTATAGCAAGCTTGATGAGATTAAAGAATTGATGACAATGGATATTGGAGAGGCGATGGATATGATGCCTCCTGATGAGATGATAGTAGAGCAGATACTAGAAGAGAATAAGCTATTCAAGAGACTGGTTAATACTTCTGGGATTAAAGCAAAGTATCGCGAATTTTATAAAAAACGTCAAAAAGAACTTATAGAAAATCAACAGATTTCAATGGAATTAATGTCAATGGAACAGCAAGCGATGCAACATTTTGCATTTGCGAATAGTCCGATTGATATTAGGCAATTACCTCCCCCTGAAGAGTCGTATGAAATTGTTGATGGAAGAGAAGTAAGAGTTGAACTTTCTCCTGCTGAAAAAGAAGAGCGCAAGCAAGCATGGTTTGCAAACGAACAAGCGCGTCGCAAAGAAGCTGATATGCAGGGCAATATGACATTGCTAGAAATTCGCAAGCGTCAATTAGCGATTGAAGATATCTCTGAAATTCCTCCATTGAGTAATGTTTTGTTGTTTAACATGCTGACTGCTCCAATCGAAAATTCTGATATTAAAATTGCAGGAGTTTTGGCCGCATTACTCAAAAATCTTAACGATAGAGATTTGATGAATATGGTTGAATACTTGAAAGTTATTCCTCAAAATGTTTCTGATGAAGTTGATTACTTCAAGATGTTTAATTTGTTTACCAAAGGCGACGCGGTTACGTTTGATACAATTCGCAAAAGTGAAGCTCAGATTGCGCGTGAAGAAAAAGCGCGTCAAAATGAAGCAGATTTTCAAAGACAAGTTTCAATTGAAATGGCAAAAAATCCAGGTGCGCAGCCTCCACAGATAGGATCAGGAAACACACCGACATGACAAGATGACAACAATGACAAACGAAAAGCCACTAACTCCAGAAGAAAAGATCAAAGATGCAGTTAAAAACATCAAAGATATCTGCCCGACTTACTGGCGGACCATTGAAAATATGTTTATTAAAGAGGTAATTCCGAGTCTTGATGGACAAAAGGATCAGGCTGATTTGGCCTATTCGTATATCCAAAAAGGCACGATTGCGTCTATAATGGAGAAGTTGGACATAAAAGTTGGAGGAAATTAAAATGACAGATATGGTTGATACTCAAGAAATTGTTGAAGATGTAGTACCTGCAGATGATGTAGCTACTGAAGAGCCTGCAGTTGAAGATGTAGAAGAAACAGGTGCAGATGATGCAGTTGCAGAAGAGCCTGCAGTTGAAACTTATACACAAGAGCAATTGCTTGAAGCAATGGCTTATGCTCAAAAAGAGACACTGGAAGCGATTAGGAAAGATCAAGAAGCAGCAAATGCAGCGAATAAAGTTCCAGAGACACCGGTTGCACCAAAGCAAAATGTTATTGAAGAGACTCTAACAGATGTTCTTGGGGATATCCCAGATGACACGGTGCTTACTGGCGCTGATTTTAAAGTGCTTTTGACTAAGGTCTTCACTACGATTGAAGCTCAAGGTCGTCAGCAAGCAGAAAAATCAGAAGTTAGAATTGCGGAGCAAGGCACTAATAACTATGCCAAAGAATATGTACCAAAAATGGTTGCATATTATAAATTAGACCCTAATTCTATTGAAGCTGAATATATTGAAAATTCGTTTTATTCAATTTTAAATCAAGCGAAAGCGAAGCATGGAAATACAGTAGTAGCAGTTCAAGAAGCGGCTACTCAGCACATGCTAAGAATGAAAGAAAAGTTTGGAGCAAAGACAAAGATCCCGGCAAACAAGTTGCCTCTCGATAAAAAAATCGCAGCAGGTAATAATGTTAAGCCCGAGGTAAAGGCAAAAATTGAGGTTGATAATGCAGCATTAGCAAAGAAACTTCAAGACGGTACTTTATCTTGGTCAGAAAAACTGAGACTTATCAACTCCAGAAAATAGAAAATGTGGTAGATTGAAAATAAGGACAAAAAAACTATGACACACCCAGTAACAGGCGCAGCACAATACAATTCTAAATATTTATCAGAGGCAGCTTTTAAAACAATAAAAGTTAATAGCCGGATTTATGCTCCATTCTTCTCCAATCACATGGAGATGGCGAGCAATGTAACGGCAATTGCTAAATGGGCAGATAAAGTTAAGCCAACTAACGTTGCGACACTTTCTTCTGCTTATACGGCAGGCAGCGGTACGATGGTATTCGCGGCTCACTCTACGGTTAATGATTATCGTAAAAATGTAATTCCGCTAGTCAGTGAAATTCAGACACCGAACGGTGGCGCTAGATACAGACTAGATGCTTATGATCCAACTACTAGAACAGCAACAGTTACGTTCCTTGGCGGTACTGATAGCAGTCTTGCTTCTGGTGTTGAAGTTAAGTTCTTAAGAGTCAGCGGAATGGGCGATAAGCCAATTTCTCACAATGACGCTTCAGTATTTGGTGGTGGAGATTATAACTATTACAGTTATTTCAACTACAACTTTGAAGTTGCAGACGATATGAAAAATGGTCTTTTCAGACTTGATATCAACGAATTTTCTATCGATCACCAAATTGATATGAATATGGACGATGCTTATGCAAACTTTGAGCATAAGATATTCTGGGACCCTAGACTTGCTGGTGGTTCAGAACAAGCGGCTCGTATTCCAGATGGTACTAATGGTGGCGGATATGGCTCTCGCGCAGGTGGAATTATTACACTCGGTAGAGCAAGAGGATTGTACGAAGTAGACTCTAGCAATGCTCCGTTGTCTGTGAATATGATCAGAACAGATATCAGACAGCTTAGATTGAATACAGCGTTTAACACGCCTAACTCAATCGTAAAAGAAACAGGCATCAAGGCGATCAAAGCTTATTGCGATAAAGCGCTATTCCCTGAAATCGGCAAACTTGCTGAACTTCAAGGACATGCAGCAGCAATGCTTAGTAAAGATGAAAAGCTTGATGGAATTCTTGGTCTATCTTGCCATAAGATCCTTGCTGATGATGTTATCGTTGCTTTTGAAGAAACAGACGGACTTGGCGATAGATCAATATTTTATGAGACACACCCAGAAGATATTAGAGTTAAAGTAATTCACTTTATGGACTCTATTGATCTTGCTAAGGTTGCAGCAACTACTAAGCAAATGTGCGAAAACGCATTTACAGTTGAGTTTGATTGCCCTTGGAGATCTGGTTTAAGAACTAAAGTTGGCTCATTGTAATTTAAACGGTAGGAGGAAATAATATGCCAAGAACTCATAAATCGTTAAAAGAACGGTTCGATACAAAATACCATGTTTTAGAAAATGGTTGCTGGCAATGGACTGCTAATATCTCTACTAATGGATATGGGCAGGTTACGAAAGCAGGAAAAAGTTATCGTGCGCATAGAATTGCTTACGAGTCTTACGTGGGAGCAATTCCAGAGGGCATGGTAGTTTGTCATAAATGCGATAATAAACTTTGCGTAAATCCTGAGCATTTATTTATAGGCACTCAAGCTGAAAATATGCAGGATATGACTCGCAAAGGCAGAGGGCGTACTGGAGAGAAAAACGGGAAAGCTTTTTTGTCTGATGAGCAAGTTCGAGAAATTAGGGAAAAATTTGCTAATGGATCTACTCCAAAGCAATTGAATGAAGAGTATAATTTGGGCAAGGGTTCTATTTATAATATTATTAACAATAGAACACGCGTACAAAAAGCAAACAACAAGGAGGTGTTATTTTGCCATTTGTAACAAAGTCAGGAGGTTTACGACTTGACGATGGAGTCGTTGAACTTCATAGAAATGAAAAAGGTGAAACAATTCCAGGTAACGGGATTAAAGTAAAAACTGTTGCTAATATTAGTGCAGTTGGATTAGATCAAGAGTCTGAAGAATTCAAATTAGCAGTCGCTCGCGGTAATCCAATGCCAAATGGGACATCTTGGTCTACAGTCCCAGTTTTTATTTTGGATTGTCGTAGTTTTGATAAACCAGCTTGGGAGCGCTTTATTCAAAAGTTTGAAAAAGGGCTAGAGCCTGGAAATACCAGTCCTACGATAGTTTATGAGCCTGCAATATACGACATTGTTGATCTTGAGTATGGCAAGCGTGCATTGCCACTTTGGGTAATTAAATGGCTTAATGACAGAGGGATTTATGATAAAGCTGTAAACGAAACCAAAGTAGAGTCAATTCATAAAAAACTTACTCCTGCTCAATTGTCTTTGATTAAAAAAGCGATCAAAGAAAGAATTGAACAAGAAGATCCAGATGTGGTTAAGCTTCGTGATGAGGCTGAGAAAAAAGCAAAATTAGCAGAAAAAGCTCGCAAAGAAGCAGAAAAAGCAGAAAAAGCAAGGCTTGAGGCGGAGGCAGCAGCAGATGCAAAAGAAGCGGAAGATAAAGCAAAAGCAGATGCAGAAGCAGAAGAATTAGCTCGTCAATTTGAAGAAGAACAAGCAGCAGCGGCAGAAGCAGAACAAGCAAAAGCTGAAGCAGAGGCAAAGAAAGAAAAAGCAGGAACAGCGAGCAAAAAGTAGTATGAATGCCAAAAACTTATCTAGATGTAATAAATGACGCACGAGATGAGATCACACCTGGCACAATACCGCTTAGTCGCTTAACTGATACTGACGCTGAAGTAAAAAGATCTAGAAGTTGTATTCAGCGGGCTTTACGCGATCTTTTAGCGCGTCATCTAGCAATTCCATCAGAAAGCAAAATTGGGACCGTAACAACGACCACAGGCAATGCTCTGCTTACTAATTTGATAAGTGATCCTTGGGATACCAAGATGGTCATGGAAATGCACTATCTAGATACGACACAAACGCCTAACGTAAGAAGGCGTGTTCTTCCAATTACTGAAGCTCAATCAAAAGATTTACTGCTTTTGACTTATACGGATACGACTCCAAGATATTATTATCAAAAAGGCAATAATCTATATCTAGTACCGGTTCCACAAGCGGCCTATTCGATTGATATTAGATACAACAGAACAGTTCCGTTGATTGCAATTGAAGATTTGACAACTCAGCTTGATCTTGATAATGAAGGAATTCTTGTTTTGACTGATCTTACAAAAGCTCATCTATTGCAGGGGAAAGATCCTGAATGGGAAAAAATTCTCGGAATGGCACTGAAGAGTGTTGATGTTTACTATGAAAGATTGAACTATGGACAAAAGAAACAAGGGGTCAATGGTACAATGAAAGTACAGATTAATCGAGCAGACTGGAGCTATTGATATGGATTGGAATACTTTATTTGGTTATGGTGGTTTTGGCGGATATGATCCCTGGGCTGGAATAATGCAATCAATGGGCGGTTATGGCGGCTACGGAGGCTATGGAGGCTATGGAGGCTATGGAGGCTATGGAGGCTATGGCGGCATGGGCGGTTTTGGTGGCTATAATCCTTGGGGAATGTATGGTGGCATGGGCGGCTACGGAGGCTATGGAGGTTACGGAGGCTATGGCGGCATGGGCGGAGACGGTACGCCGCTTGAGTCGATACTAGAAGGCATGTTTAAAAAATATTTCCCTGATGCAACTCCTGGAGAGGCTGTTACAGATACGTCTTCTGGTGGTGCGAGTAATGAGGCAGCGACGGGGACCGATGCAACAACTACAACAACGGATACCACAGCAGATACGACGACTAAGACTAAGCCTGATTTTAGGTTTGGTAAGGACTATGGTAGTAAATATCTTGAAACAGGCGAATGGGGCGAAAAAGGATTGGCACAAATGCAGGAAGCTGGCTATAAAGATGAAGCTGATTTTATGGCAAGTGAAATGGGGCAATCCCTTCAAAAGAAACGTGATCAGATCGCAAGCAATACTAACAGAATAGATACGACCCGCAGAACATCAACAAGACGATAATGGTAGATATTTATAATAGTAAGACCTTTACTGTTAATCAGTTTAATGGGCTGAACTTAAGAGATGGTCCTGACTATCTGCCAATTGGGGACACGGTTAGAGGCAAGAATTTTGAGCTTGCAACAAGTCGTGTTTTAAAAAAGCGTAAGGGCATAACAAGTCTTTATTCAGAATATACTTTTCCAGAACACGCTTGGCGTGCAATGGATTATTATACTGATCGTCGAGAGGTTCCATATTATTTGGGGGTATCCTATCCTCATATTGATTTAATAACCCCTGGTTCTGGTTTCTCAACACCAATCTTTTCTGGTTTAGGTGGCATGGGTGTTGGTACTTTTATTGAAGGTGATATTGGCGATGCCATGTGGGTAGATAGCTCCAATGCTCCTGTCTATATCAACAATGGAGTTGCAACTCAGCTATCTTGGCCTCCAGTTTATTCTAATCAAAACAAAAGTATTCTTAATGAAATGCCAAATGCAATTGCAACTAATCCAACGACATTCGGTGTTGATATCGGGTATCCTTCTCTGGGAGTATATTTTGAGGGCAGATGGTGGTTAGCGGGTGATCCATTACAGCCGCAAAGACTTTATGCAAGCCGTTTACGCAGCACTAATTTTGCTGATAATACTGACAGCGCACGAATTGATGTAGCTTTCTTTGTTGATTTATTTTCTAATTCTCCGATTGTCGGAATGAAAATTATCAACAATAAATATTTAATCGTTTTTTGTCGCAATGAAATGCATCTGATCCAAGGAAAATTTCCTCCGACTGCGCTTGCTCCTCAGCCGGTCATTACGATTGAAGCATTGAGCAAAGATGTAGGTTGCATTGGAAGATATGCATACTGCGAAAAAGGTGATAATGATATCTTTTTTATTTCTAATCGGAAAGCACTTTATACAGCTACTTCAACTGAGAATTTTCAAGATGTTAGACCTTATGGACTCTCTGAAAAAATCTATCCAATCTTTAATGACATTTCTTATCAGCGATTTACTCGAGCAAGATTAATCAATGACAATATCAAAGGCGAGCTTCAGCTTTGGCTGCCTGAAGATGATCGTACTTATTATCCAAATAAGCGATATGTTTACAATTATTCCAGAGATCCAAATACTCCGACCTGGGGAGAAGATGAGGGCTTCCCGCTTTCCTTGCGAGGTGCTTTTCTTGATAAGGTTAAAAACAAAGTAATTCTAACTGGGCGTACAAAAGTCTATGAGAATGGCACGGGATTGACCGATGACGGTGAGACAATTGCCTTAGCCTATGAAATCTCACCTTTGGACTTTGGCACGCGTGATCAAGAGAAGAAGATACTTAAGGTGATAATTACTTATCGCTTGAGAGAAGCAACTTCAGGCAGTATTACTTTTGAGCATGTTTGGGACAACGGTAAAAAAAGTGGAATTATCAAAAAAGATCTAACTCCAACCATTGTGGCAAAGTATGGCACAGGTAAATATGGAGCTTCGGTTTATGCATCTAATGCAGGCGATCCGATAGATCAGATAGAATTTGAAATTTTAGAGCCTCAAGGTGTAGTAATGAAGCCATATATTACATGTGAGTCTGAAGGCGACCTCGAAATAGTAGATCTGACTTTCAGGTATCTCGAATTTGGCAAATCTAAAGTATAATGAAATTATGGTTAGCGCATCAGGAGCATTAGGCGGAGCAGCAACAGGAGCAAGTATCGGCTCTCTGGTTCCAGGAATTGGTACAGCTATTGGCGCTGGGGTTGGTGGACTGATTGGATTATTTGGCGGTGGCGGAAGTGGTGGGGCGGCAACAGCTCCAAGCGGTCCTTTATTTACTCCAGAAATGTTACAGCAATTATTAGCAGCAAGTCGAGGTTATTTAGGTTCAGCAGAAAATATTTATGGGACTCCAAGTATGGGACCTGGTGGAATTTCTACAAGTCAAGCTTCTAGGATTAATTCTAGCGATATGAAAAAAGATGCGTTTATAAAATTTCGCATGAGCAAAGGCGATACGCTGGAGCAGGCTACTCAAAAAGCAAATCAAGTTACTTCAGATCCGTCTGTTCGTTTTAAACACAAGAAGGGATTTGTGAATGCCATTCAAGATGGGCAGTTTGAAGATCTTTCATTAACCGGACAGGGCGGAATTCAAGCAAGAGAAAAATATACTCCTGGCGGAGTGCAGGCTTCTAGCGAAAGTGAGATGCTTCGTAATTTTATAGAGAATTTACAGGCTCAGTCTTTTAGTGCAGTGTCTGGATTGCCATCAGCGTATAGGGCTGATGAGAATAGAGCTTTGGCAGTAAGAAATCCTTTGACTGCTTCGATCCTAGGACAAGTAGGCAATATAAATGAATTAGGGCTCACTGATACAGAGCAAGCTAATTTAGATGCAATCAATGATTACTATAAAAAAGAATGGGGTGGGATTGTTGATAAGACAACAAGCGATTTTATTGCGGGAACCGAAAATACTGGATTTGGTTCAAGTAGTATTGCGCCTAGATTGTATATGGATTTAGCAGGTAAACCACAAGCTGAGTATGCTTCTGATATTGCAGCGAAACTCGCGATGCAATATAACGACATGCTGGGCTCTAGAGCAACTAGGCAGAATACGGCTCTTACTGGGACTATGAATGCGTTTAATACGATTGGTAAACTTGGTAATGCGGACAATATAATGGGGCTTGCACAGTCTCCTGGTAATTTTGGATTGTTTACAGATCCTACAGCAGCAGCACTAGCAGCAGAAATTCAGCAAGCGAATATTGGTAATCGAGCTAAAAATCAAGCTATGTATCAAGAAGCGTTGAGTATGCCAGTTAATTTTATGGGGTCGTCAGAGGGTCCAGATTTAAGTCAATCTGTTCAAGGATTGATGCCTTATATGCCAAGTATATTAAGTGCTTTCAATAAAAAAGGCGTATCAACGGTTCCACCAGCAACTAAATAGGAGACAATATAATGGCAAAAATTCCAAATTATTTAGCGGGGACTCAGAAAATATTTGATACCCAAGCGCAACAGATGGCTAATCAAGGGGCGATTAAGCAAGGGCTTTCATTGGCCAACTCTTTCGCAGATCAAGCAAAGCTAGATAGACTAAGAAAAACGATTGATGAGCAATATAAGAATTATTATGGGATAGGCATGGACCCTGGTGCAGATCCATCAATTACAGCAGGTGCGTTGCAAAACATGAACCAGCTTGATATGTTTGGGGCTTCTCTTGATTTTAGAAATGTAAACGAAGCGGGTGATTTATATAAGCAAATGATGGACGGTCGTCCAGATATTTCTAAGATGCTTAGTGATCAAGCAATCGCAAAAATTAGAGCTGATGCGTTAGCTAGAATTGCAATAGCAAAAAATGCAAGCCAAGAAAAAATTCAAAGGGATAAAAATATCAGTTCAGGACCGACAGGATTGCCTGCGGATACAGGGTTGTCAGGCGGAGATGCAATGGAAGCATTGTTTTTCGATGATCTTCTTTACGGGGGGCAATAAGTGGCGTATAACTTAGGCGCAGCAGTAAACGATATTCGCTATACCGGAAGCAATGCCCTTGAGGGAATAGTACGTTCTGTTCCAGATTTTTTTTATGGACTAGATGAAACTGCACAAAAAGCAGTAGCAGGAGTTTACGCAGGGCTTGCTTCTTCACCGGCTTTACTGACTCCAGAGCAGGATTATGAGGCAAGATATCTTGAAGCCTTTCGAAATGATTTAGCAAGGCTTGAGCAGTTTGATAAACAGAATAAGACTCTGGGCGCGATTATTTCTGAGAATGTTGGAAATCCTTTGGCGAATTTATCGAACAGTTTTTTTCGAGCATTAGAAGGTGATGAGAGCAAGATTACAAATGCGGCCGTCAAGAAAGCAATCGCTCAGACGGTTGGAGGTTTTATTGCTCCCGCTCCTGGTGCGGCAGCATTACAAAAAGCAGGAAAGCTTGGAGGCTCATTACTTAGTCAGATGGGCAAAGGCGCAATTATTGGCACTGGCTTTGGGGCAGCTACTGGTGGTACGGCTGAAGACTGGAAAGGATATGCAGGCAATGTACTGTTCGGCACAGCAGCAGGTACAGCAGCTCCAGCGTTAGGTGCTGGACTCAATCGTACTTGGGACTATGCAAAGGGCACTGCTAATCGTGTTCAGGCGAATGTTCAGAGAATGACACAGGATCGCAATACGCAAGCGATGCGAGAAATTAAAGCCGCGCAAGATGGGATTATTCAAAAGAAAAATGCGCAAAAGCAAGCGCAAAAACCAGTTCAAGCTGAAAGTCAAGCTCCTGCAACAAAGACGCAAGTACAAAGAAATCCGCAAAAGATTGCGCAAGAAGCATGGGATCAGGAATTTGCAAAGATAGAAAAAGAGACGGGGCGTAAGCTCACATCTGAACAAAAAGAGCGTTTCAAGGCAGATGCAGAGAAGAAGCTAGTTAAGCAATCTCAGACCCAAGCTCGCAGACAAATTGCATCTCAGAAATTAAAAGAGTTAAAAGCGCAGACAGAATTTGAAGGACTGCAAGTCCGTAAAGCTGGTGTTGAACAGCAACTTGGGCGTATTAAAGAGTTCTTGAAAGAAAGACCTAAAAAGCTTTTGCCATCAGAAAAACAAAAAGCAATTAGGAATAAGATATTGCGGGCTCAACAACTGCAACGAAAGTTACAAGAAGCACAAAAACAAGCGGAAGTATTATCCAAAGATCAAATCCAAGAATTGACAGGGTATCGTTATGAGGAACAAGATTTGCCCGCTTTAGTGGAGTATTTGCAAGCAGAAAAATCTCAAATGGAAAGTCAATTGAAAGAATTGAATTTTAAATATGAACGAGCAAAATTAGAACATGGGACTATTGATGAATTAGTTGGAGACAAGGACTTAGATACAGGCTCTTTGGCTGATGCTGAAACTAAGGCTCTAGCTAATACTTATGGTACTCGTGCTGATATCCAGAAAGTAACTAAAATGATTGAAGCTAAACAAGCTGAAATCAAGAAAGTACAAGATGTAATTAAGGCTGGGATTACTAAAAGAAGCCCACAACGCCCCCCAGTTGCAGATATTGAAGCGTCTAAAAAGATGCAACAAGAATTGCGAGTGGAGATTTTAAAGTCTAAGCAAAACATTTCAAAATTACTTGAAGAGAAAGCTAAGGTTAGGCCAAAAGTTGAAGAGGGGTATGATGGTAGCACTGAAAGTGCAATTGCTGAAGTTTTGAAGGACTTAAAGAAGAAGGGTCAAAGGATTGATCGTAAATCTTTTTTAGGTTTTGCAAAGGGCGCTGATCCTAATCTTGCAAGAACTTATTTGACGGCTAAGCCAAAAGGAAAGGATAATCGTGCTTATTATACGCCTCCTGAAAATGCAAAAACTTTAGATCAAATAAATGAACAAGTAACAGAACAATTAGGAAGAGAGGGAGACTCAACGCACGGTTGGCAGGAAGAGATCGTTGATTTTATGCAACGCTATCCTAATACTCCAAAAGAATTCTATAAAGATCGTGCTGTTCCGCAATATGAAAGAACTCTTGGCGAGATAGATCAAGCGATTGCAAAAGAAGGCGAGAATATAGCCGGGATTGAGCAAACAATTCAGGATATTGGGGTAGATCAACCGCAATTATCAAGGCAAGAGATTGCAGTTAAAAACTTTCTGGAAAAGCAAAATAAAGCTCTAAATCGTGCAAGAAAAATTCAAAGAACAAAAGTTAATAAAGATGCACGTAGGTCTCTTGGAGTCGAAGATCCAACTCCAGATGCATTGAAATCTGAAGTAGCAAGACTGGAAGCTGAGCGACAAGCAATCGCTGAAGAAGAAGCGACATTAAGTAATAGATTGATAAAAGAAGCTCAGGACTTCAGTGTTAAGGCAACTAGCTCAGAACAGTTCTTGAAAGATCAGGGATTGTCTTATGCTGGATTTGATAGTGATGGGAAGATGACGGTTGCGTCTTTTGATGCAATGCCTGCATCTCCTAGAACATATCAATTTAGAAAAAATGGCACAGATTTTTCAATTAAAATTAGTCAAGAAGGTAAACCGGTAGAAATAAAAAGAGATCCAACTCCGGTTGAGAAAAAATGGGAAGATGCTCAGAATGGTGTTCATACACAGATAGATAGGTTGTTTGGACTGGCTGATGAGCCTCCGATCATAACAAAAGAAAATACAAAAGCAGAGGCTCCTGTCTCTGATAAATCAAAACCAATCGAAAACAATAGCTGGAAACTTCCTGCAAAGAGTGGCACGAGAGAGTACATGCAACCAATCCAGAATGTAGTAGATGAAATTTCGCCTAATCTGGGCAATAAAGTAGCACAGCTTGAAGCGGACATTGTTAATGATCCGGTTATTCTATTTAAGGAATTAGCAGATACTGTTGGATATCGCCAGAAGGGTGAATTTGATCCAAAGAAATTCCATGCTTATCTCAAAGGTATTTTTGGTGATAGTAGAAAAAGTTATGTTAATGCGGATACTCAGCCTGAAAATTTAACTCCTGAGCAAACTGATCTGTTGATTAAGATGCAGCCTTTCTTTAACAAGCATAAAGCGGAGCTAGAAGCGGCTGGAATTGATTTTACTCAATTCGTTAATGGACTGTATGCACCAAGAGAACGCAAATATAATGTTTGGTATAACAAGCAGCCCAAATACAAAGATGGCACAGGTAGTTCACAAGAAGAGATTGTTCAGCGCATCAAAGATACTGAAGGCGATTATTTCGATAGTGATATGGTGATGGACGAGCTTGCTAAGGAAAGAAAGTATAAAGAAGTTCCAGATGATGCTCTAGATGAATATCACGAGGGTGCGGACTCGATCTTTATAAGAATTAAAAAAATTGCAAAGCAAAGAGCATTAAACAAGTTTTTTGGCAATGAATTAAAGCAAGGACAAGGACACAGGGTCTTAATTGAAAAGATGCTTGATGAAGAAGGGATTACGGGTGCTAATCGCTATGACGCACAATTAGCTCTTGAAAGACTTTTTGATAAGACTCCTTATACTGATAATCCATTTATGAATGGTTTGAATTGGCTAAGATATGCCTTTACTCTGGGAAGACCATCAACTGCAGTCAAGCAGCCGATCTTAGGCGGAGTGAGATATTCAGCAAGATTTGGGATTGAGAATTTTCTTAAAGGATTGAACGCATCTAATGATCCTCGTTTTCAGGCGCACATGGCAAGTATCATGGGCGATATCGAGAAGCAGGATATTGGCAGCAAGCTCAAATTAATGGACAAGGCCGCAACTGGATTGTTTCGTTTATCAAACCAGAAGGAAGCCTCTCTGGGAATGAGTTCTGCGTATCATGCGTTAGTTGAGAATTCAGCAAAAGCAACGCAAGGGAAAGCACCAAAGTCTTTTACTGATTATATGCAAAGAAGATACGGAGATGATGCTCAAGCAAAAATCCAAAAATTGGCAGCACAAAAAGGCAAGAAATATACTGGATTAGATAAAGATATTCTTGATGCGACGTTTACTTATGCAAGAGATAGAGGCTCGTTAGCAATGACAAAGGCTGATAAAGTTTCAGCATCTCTTGATAAGAATAATTTGCTTAAGCGCGAATTCTATCGCTTATTGACTTATGGATTTAAGAATACAAATACAATGGCAGATATGACCTTTGGAGAAATTAAGCGAGGCAATCCAGCAGAAGGTTTCAAGAATATGCTTACTCAAGTAATGATCCCAGTTGGAATTGAGGGATTGATGGTTGATGCAATAATGAGAACTGGCTCTGGCGCTCAGTCTTGGGCAGCAAGTGGGGATATTGAAGATTTTGGCAGAGGCTATGAGCGTGGTGGGATAGCTAGAACTGTAGAGAAGGTTAAAGACTCATATCTAGGAATTGTTCCTTTCTTGAGCAGATATAGTTTAGATAAGCTTTTTGATCCGCAAGCTCAAGGTGAAGCAATAATGGATATGGTATTTAAGGGTACTGGCGGTATTGTGAAGACAGCAACGCAATCTGGGCAAGCAACAATCGCTGGATTAGAGGCAAGCAATCGAGAGAACAGAGCGCCTGATTTTACTGGTGCGTTTCAGCCTGATCTTAATCCTGCTCTTAAAAAGCTTCCTCCGCAAGTATTAACTGAGACTTATTACAATATCGTTGATCCTTTGCTGAGAGGTGATAGCGCTCAGGTTGTATTAGACGAAGCAGAGATTTTGAAGCGCGAAGAAGGTGAAACTCCGCTTGGTAAATTAACTAAGCAACAAGAGCTTATTAAAAAGCATAGAAACGCTGGGGTTCCAGAAGCGTTACTTGGAACTAAGAAAGGTCAGGCGATGTATAGTAAGCTGACCAATAAGAAGTATCAAGAGCAATTAAAGATAACGCATACTTTTGATACTGCAGAAATTGCTCGTGGGTATGAATTAACTAGAGATATGACTCCAATGTCTCCTGAAGAAAGAATGGCGCATTTCAAGACTTTATCAACGAAAGAGCAAAAGGCTTTTTATGGAGCGATGCTTGACAAGGCAACAAAGGCTTATAGAGATGGTAAGATAGAAAGAGCTACATACGAAAGGGTTAAAGCGACTGCAATAAGAGAAGGGTTTCCAACTGGAATACAAAGTATGCAAAAAGCAATCAATAAGGTGGTAGGCAGTGGTCAGTAAATCGGATATTGTTGATAATATACCTGCACTAAGCAATTTGAATACTGTTGCAGATGGTGATACGGTTTCAGCGAATATTGAAAATATCAATAATCAGACATTGATGAACAAGGTAATTCTTCTTTATCAATTTGTTCGTGATGATGCAGTTGGTTTAGAAGATGATCAAACTTTTGATGGATTAATTACTTTTGATGGCGGTATTAAGGTTGGTGATATTGGGCCGCTTACTACTAATGGCAATATAATTCTAAGCCTTGGTACTGGAGCAATCTATATTGGCAGTGCTACTGCGGCAAACCAGCTTCTCAAGAAAGCTGATATTCAAACATTGATTAATTCTGCTTCTGGTGCAGTAGTAATGATTGGAGCGACTAGTGGAGTTGATGGAGTAGCAGGGCTTGTTCCAATCCCAGTTGCGGGCAAAAATCTTTCATATCTTCGAGGAGATGCAACTTGGGTTGATCCGTTTTCTTGGACTCAAAAGACGAGTAACTTTACTACTGCAGCAAGTGGCAAATATAAATGCACTTCTGGAGTTACAGGTATAACATTACATGCTCCAGCAAGTGGTGCAGAGGAATTTGTAATTAAGCCTGAGATTGGTAATAGTTTTCAAACAAATCCAATCACACTAACAGGTGCTATGAATGTAGGCGGAGTTGCAGCGGCAAGCTTTCCACTTAATCAAAATGTAGTTTATAGGTTCACGACGAATGGAACCGATTATGATGTATCAGCGGAGCAATTAGCGAGGTAAATATGAAACGAATAATATTAGCAATACTGTTAGGAATAGGGTTATCGGCACAAGCGTTTACGTTCTTTGGCGGAGATGTGCCAGCAGGAGCGGGAAAGCTTCAGTTTGGTGCTGAAGTTGGATTAACGAATGGCACTCCTGCAACAGTTCTTTCTATAACCAATAATGATGGAATTCTTTGGGGATTTGCGATGAGATGGGTTTCTGGTGGCACTGGTGCTGGTGAGACACTCGTTAAGGTTAATAGAATTACAGTCGATGGGGGAAGTCCTGATATCTATAATGGTAATCTAGCTGTATATTCAGCCTCTGCTACTTATGGTGATAATCATTTAAGACAGCCTTTTTCTTTCGCGCCTGTTAGGTTTACTAGCTCGATAACTGTAACTTTTATAGAGTCCAATAGTTCTAATGACGCAAAAACGTATCTAACACCAATTTGGTCAAAATATTGATTTGAGGTTATAATAAAAATATGAGTAACGATACAGGTATTATTTATTCAGATGTGAACTCCAATGTGATGTTTACTGTTGATGCGCAGAATAGGCGCATTGGGATTAATACTGCATTTCCTACCGTTCCATTTGAGGTAACTGGGAATGCAAAGATTACAGGCAATCTTGAAGTAACTGGAGATCTTGCTGTTGATGATTTAGCGATTGATGATGCAGTAATTGATCAAGCAACTATTACGACTTTAATTACAAGCAGTGCTATTACGAATAGTGCGAATGTTGGGACTGCTAATACTGGAGTTACTGCAGTTGAACGCGGAGATGGTCGTCAGCATCAAACGGTTTTAACTTTTACTAATCTTGCAGTTGGTTCTGCAACTGGCGCGGCAAATTTAGCTTTCGGTAAATTACTTTATACCTTACCTGCAGGGGTTCAAAATTATAAGGTTGCATATATGAATGTAACTTTGACTGGTGCGGCAGGAATTGTAGCAGATACTCCAGATGTTGGGATTGGTACAGTTATTGGCTCTGGTGCGGTTGCGGTACTTGGTGGAACTGCAACTTTTGAAGATATCATCACTGGTCAAACATCTGGTGCGATTGATGGTACTAATGCGATTATTGCAAATGATAATACTGTTGATTTGTTTAGGAATACAGCAGATGCAAAAACAGTTCACTTAAATGTTGCTGATGGTTGGGCAGCAGCAGGAGCAGTTACTGCCACAGGCACGATTGTTCTAGAATGGTCCACTATAGTATAAGGAGATAAATAAATGTTAGGAAAGAAAAATAACGCAAAACCAGTACCTCGCGGTAAGCCTATTAAAGGTGGTAAATCGCCATCTGTTGGAGTTCGTCCAACAGAGATGGAAGGTAGATTTGGCAAACCGGGTATTGGAAACGCAAAACCAGCGCCTCGTGGTAAAGCAAAGCGCTAAAGGTTGGAGTAGTTCGGCACTGTTAGCGGCAGTGCCTGAACTCTCTGCTAAATGGAGGAAATTATGGCAGAAAGAAATTACAAGAAAGAATATCAAAATTATCAAGGCAAACCGGAGCAAATAAAAAATCGTGCAAAAAGAAATGCAGCGAGAGCAAAAATGGAAAAAGCAGGAAAAGTTCGTAAAGGTGATGGAAAAGATGTTGATCATGTTAAAGGTGTTGGAGCCGGCAACGGGAAAAGCAATCTAAGGGTTCAGCCTAAATCAACAAATAGATCATTCCCACGAAATAAAAATGCAGGCAAAAGATAGGTGAATTATGGCAGACGCACATGTAGAAACTGAAAGTTTATGGCTACCAACTGATCAAACGTTGGCTACTGGTATTAGGGTTACAACGATAACAGTAACGACAACGCATCGCTCTTTGGATTATTTGCTAAATGCGGCTGTTAGCGGAAGAACTTCTTTACCTGGCCGCAGAAAGCTGATCTTACGTAACTTAGACTCTACCAATCCTTTCTATATTACAGAAAGCGCTACTCAGACAGACACAGATGGCTGGGACGTACAGGAAGGCGCAGATATAAGTTTTGATGCAAGTCCGACGTTTACAGGGAACGTCGCAAGAATTAGCGATGTAGATAAAGGTGGCGGTGGCTTTTATCTAGTTTGCGACTCTGGAACGATTTCAGTAAAAGTATTAGAGGCAAAATAATGAATATAGAAACCACAAAAAGAGATCCCTTTAAAGGTCAAAAAGGTGAGCCTGGTAAACCTGGGCTTGGCATTCAATCCTGGGAACTCAAGGGTCATGGAATTAGAATAATTCTTACTGATGGCAGAGAAATTATTTTTGAAGATCTTCGTGGACCGCAGGGCGAGGCAGGTAAAGCTCCAGCGATAGAAGATATTGCTCAAGTCGTTCTTAATGCAATTAAGCTTCCTAAGGACGGAGTTGATGGCAAGGACGGAATAAGCCCAGATCTAGAAAAGATTATCGCGGAAGTTTTAAAAAGAATTGAAATTCCTGCTCCTAAAGATGGAATAAGTCCAGATCCAGAAGATATTATTGCGGAGGTTCTAAAAAGAATTGAAATTCCTGCTCCCAAAGATGGTAAGAATGGAACGGACGGAATAAGTCCAGATCCAGAAAAGATTATCGCAGAGGTTCTAAAAAGAATTGAAATTCCCGCTCCTAAAGATGGAACTGATGGTAAAGATGGAACTGATGGTAAAGACGGCAAAGATGCGCCATTTTCTACTTGGGTTAAAAACTATGATGTGCAAGGCAGTACAAATATAGAAAATCCTTCTAATGTAATTTTCAAAATAGACTTTGATCAAGATACTGCTTATGGTGTAACTGCAAAAATTATTGCTCGTGGACCAAGTAAGCTAAATTTCTTTTATGCAGAGAAGCATGGTTTGTTCTATAAAGATCCGAAAGGCTCAGTAGTTCGTGCGGATAGTGATGTTGCTGTATTTAGTCCGCGCAGATCTAATCCTGCATTGAATTTTGAAATTCAATCAACGCTGACTGGAATACAGGTAATCGCTTTTGGACTTGAAGATGAGGAGATTTCATGGAAAGGCGAATTATCAATTGCATCTACTTAATACTTTTAGTATTTTTAGGACTTGATGCAAAAGCAAATTTAATAGATACCAATAAGGTTTCGATACAAAATTTATATCCGAAAGGCTTCACAAGTCAGTGCTTGAAAATGAATGGCTCTGCTGTTACTTGGGGTTCTTGCGGCTCTGGTGGTGGTGGTGGACTTAGTAATGTAGTCATCAACAATGGTGATCTTTTTACTACGATTACCAATGGTACTCTGGCGACTAATGGTACAACGCTAATCAGGGTTTCTAACGGAGCAATTTTTAATGGATCTCTTTTTACTACTTATTTCAATACTAAAAGCACTACTAACCTAAGCGAAGGTACAAATCTTTATTATACTGGTGCGAGAGTTAATGGAGATATTAGCGACACTATTGGCGTAACTACCCAAGCTTACGATGCAGACTTGTCAGCGGTTGCAGCTCTTTCTGGGACTGGATTTGCTGTTCGTACAGCATCTAATACTTGGACAACAAGGAATATTTCTTTTGATAATGGTATAACACTAACTAACAATGGTGGAGTTGCAGGCAATCCAAGAATAACTCAGGATCTAAGACTTAGCACATATACAAACGATAGCAACTGGAGCGCAGAAGCTAATGGTGGCACAATGCGCTCAATACAAATCACCACTGATAATGGTATTACCTCTAGTGTAACTGGCCTAAGCGGTAATGGCGGAGCTTTGAGATTGTCTAATAATTTAGCTTTGAGTACATATACCAATGATGCAGGTTTTTTAACTGGTAATCAGACTATAACTTTATCAAGTGATGTTACTGGGTCAGGCACAACAGGAATTACAACAACGATTGCTAATAGTGCTATTACTACTGGCAAGATTAGCAATGGTGCGGTTGGCACTGTAGATTTGGCTAACAGCTCTATTACCTCAGGCAAAATTCTTAATGGTACAATCCTCGTGGCTGACATTGATAACGGCACTCACGGCTATTACATGAAGTCAGTGAACGGTTCTGTAGTATGGGCAACTGCTGGTAGCTCTGATGCAGCGACTCTAGACGGATTAGACTCAACACAATTTTTAAGATCTGATACTTCTGATAACTATACTTCTGGGACTTTGACATTAGATGCTGGTACTACTTTTGATGTCAATTCTACGGCTGTAAGTATTGCTGACACTAATATCTCCTTTGACGGTGCTTCCACTACCTTTACTGGTACTGGTGCTATGACTATTACTCCTGGTGCTGGTACTAACTTCTTGGTACAGCAATCACAAAATGGTACAACACAGTTTAAAAACAGTTCTGGATCAGTTATAGCTATTTTAAACTCTACTAGTTCTTATGGTAATCCTAGTGTTACCTCTATCTTTGGGGACTCTGTAATTAAGTTTCAAGAAAACGGCAGGACTCAATGGGCAATAGGATTCAAAGCCAATGGTGATACATTCAGGATTGATGATAGCGGACTGTTTGCTAATAACCGTTTTGTAATGAAGAATGACGGCAATGTAGGTATTGGTATTGCAACCCCAGTACATAAACTTTCGGTAGCTGGCACTATTAATGCTACTGGTAATATAACTGGTGTGAACCTTTCTGGTACTAATACTGGAGATCAGACGATAACCCTTACTGGTGATGTAACTGGTTCAGGCACTGGATCTTTTGCTGCGACTATTGTCAATAATGCGGTAACCTCAGGAAAGATTAGCAATGGTGCTGTTACTTCGGCCGATCTAGCCTCTAGTGCTGTTGGGACTTCTAATATTGCGGCCAATGCGGTTACATCAGCTAAGATTTCAAATGGCACTATTATTGGTGCTGACCTGGCAAATGCTGATTTTGGTTCATTCACTGTATCTTCTGGAACTGCCACTATAGATGCCAACTCGATAACATCAGCAATGATAACTAATGCGACCGTAGCTACAGCAGACATTGCATCATCAATAACTTTGACTACGCCTAATATTGGTGCTGCCACTGGAACAAGCTTAACTCTCACGGGGAAAATGGTTGCTGGTACAAATGTCAACGGCACAACGTTCAATGCTACAAAGCTCTTAGCAAGTGGCACTTTCAATGGCGTGAGCTTAAATGTGAGCAATGGTGCAGCTTTTTTATCAGTTAAAAATATTGGCAACGGTGGCACGACAGAGGCTTTTGATTTTACTAAAGCAAATAAGTTTATTATGGCTTTAAACGCATCTACTTGTGCTATTAGTGCAAGCACTGACCCAAGAGGCGCAACGTCATTGCAGTTAATGATACAGCAAAGGGCAGGATCACAGACGGTAACATGGACTGCTTGCGGCTCTGCTAGTGGCTTCTGTTGGCCTGGCGGTACAGCACCAACGCTGACAACATCAGCTAACGCAATAGACGTAATTAGCTGCTTGTATAACCCTACAAAAGATAGGTACTATTGCAATTCGAGTTTAGATTTTAGATAAGGAGAAATTATGAATAAAGCAGAATTAGTAGAAAACTTAAAATCAAGAGTGGTGGACATTATCAGCGAGAGTGGAGCTAGATCACTCAATGCAAACATAGATGGCAAGCGAGCTGCGGAGTATAGCTATCTTGTCAGATATGCTAAAGGATTAAGTTTAAGTGGTGAGGAATTAGTCAATATCGTTGTGTATAACGAGGGGCAAGAAAATGAAACTGCTTACTACGCACACGGAGCTAATGAAACATTGCCTGGTGGGAAGAACGACTACCAAATTATGATCGAATTAGCCAATCAAATTGATCCTAATGTAATTGTTTTAGATGAGATTGCTGATGGCGTTTGGAAGATACAAAACTCAGACGGTTCTATTAAGCTAGTAACACTTAACAAGGATAAAACAGGCTTTATTGCAATCGCAAGCAAATGAGAAGATGGATAGCACTATTACTAGTTTTATTTATTTTGCCAGCAAAAGCTGCTTGGTATAACAACTCATGGCAGAAACGAATTAAAGTAACGGTTAGGCATGCAAACGTAGATGCGGATTTAACTAATTTCCCAGTTTACCTTAACCTAGATGATTTTCCAGATAGTTTTTTTGATGATTGTTTAGCAAATGGAGCTGATCTTAGGATAACCAGTTCAAACGAAACAACTGAATTAGCAAGGGAAGTAGTATGGTTGAGTAAGACAAGCAATCAAGGTGAGCTTTATTTCAAGGCTCCGAATCTATACAATTCTACTAACGCAGATTTTTATTTATACTACAAAAACCCATCAGCAACTCAGTATGGAGAGGGTGATACTTACGGAGCTGAGAATGTTTGGACTAATGGGTATAAAGGTGTTTGGCATCTACAAGAATCTACTGGCACTACATTAACTGATTCAACCGCGTCTGATGCAGACATGACTACTAGTGGTTCTCCGACTTTATCTGCTACAGGGAAGATTGGTAAGGGTGTAGATTTTGAAGCGAGTTCGTCTCAAAGAGCTACAAGCACTGATGCTGATCTACAGATAACTGGAGATCACACGATACAAGCGTGGGGCAACAACGAATCATTTTCAAACAGCTCGGCAGGTACTACTATTGCATCTTGGGGTGAAAATGCTGCTGGCAAGCGTAGAATGATAATTGCTGATGGGGCTAACTTTGCTCCACCTCGATTGCGTTATAGTTCTATGGGTGGTGATTTTGGTTCAGGGACTACCAGTCTAAGTACATCAACTTGGTATTTCTATGTAGGTACTGTTGCGAGTGGTTCTGGTACTGTATATGTGAATAAAACTTCTAATGGTACGGGCTCACCTACACTTAATGCTTGGTCTTCTTTTAATGCAGTAATTGCATCAACGCCAGCAGCGACTGGTGAATATTATGACGGTATTCTAGATGAAGTAAGATTTTCAAACGTAGCAAGAACTTCTACTTGGCTCTCAACGGAGTATAACAACGTAAACAGTTCTTCTACTTTCTATAGTCTCGCTGCTGCAGAAGATGTACCAGAAACAGCCAGTGATGCGATATTTTACGGGGTTGAATTCTAAGGTATAATGCAAAAATTAGCTTTAATCGCAATTATAATCACCATTGCCACAGTTCATGACGCAGGCGCAAGACCAATTAGGCACTACGTCAAATTTACAGGATTTGATCCTGTTCTAGCCGAGCAAATTAAAATTGAATTGGACTCTAAGATGGCGAGATATTTTGATTTCAAGTATGTTGATAATCTTGCAGAGACAGGCGGTATAAATATTATTTACACTGATGATTTTCCTAAATGCTTTAATACTGTTTTTGGTTCAATTTATAACAATAATTATGAACGATTGCCCTTGATGCAAGTTGTTATCAACAGCTCTTGCATAGAGCCTTATCAAGAAGTCAATAAAGTTAATGCTTTCTTTAATGCGATTAATCACGAAGTTAGATGTCATGCGGCTTCTGGTATTAAAGAACATATGCCATCTAACGGCAAGATAGATCTATGCGATCCAAAGCTTAGTACCGCAAAGATATATTTTACTAAGCGAGATTTTGAATGGATCAAAAGCAATCTAGACGAAATATAAAGAGTCATTTACTCTGCCGAATTTACGAAGTTTTTCTTTGATAAACTCTCTCTGGCTGCCTGAAAAATATAGATCCGCTTCTCTTGCATGGCGAGCTAATACTGGTGGGTTCTTGCGGTCCCATTTAAGGAACTCGTCTATAATCAATAGATCATTTGGATCAAGGTTAATTCTCATACTAATCCCAGTTCTGGAGCCGTTTCTATTAACTAATGCTTGATGTCCGAGGTTGTATAAAAAGCTGCAAAGCGCATCAAATTGATTTTGGTTTAATTCTGATTTAATGTGGATAGAAATATCAGGATAAACAACTTTTTCAAGATAGTCTTCTAAGTATTCATAGGCTATTTGTTCAGTAATTGGGCTATCTCCGATATTGACTTTTCTACCATCTGGATAAAGAGTGGTTCCGATGCCAATGGTAGTTACTCCACGGTTGCAGTAATAGGGGGTTAGACTTAAACCTTCTTGGTCTGCAAGGAATTTTTTGTTTTGCATTTGCATAATTAATGTAATTGAAATCTAAGTTTAATAAGAAAGACTAGAAGTCCAAGCGCTCCTGCAAGTGTCCATTTCCAAATACTTAGTCGCTCTATTTTCTTTTCAGCACTGTCAAGTCTTTTTTCTATGTCCTCAAGTTCTGTAAGTTTGGTCAAGGCAATTGCAGTTTTATGGCTTTCCTCTTTGATCGCTTCTAGCGTATCGTTAATTCGCATTAGCCAATCTTTGAGGTCGGCATGATTTACGTGAAGCACGCTAATTCTTTCTGCAACTACTTGCATATCTGTTTCGAGCTTATTTACCCTTACATCAAGTGTACCATTATCCATAATTATTTCCAGCCTTTGTTTTTAGGGTTTGCCCTATTCCAAATCCTTACAGCAAGCCACATTTGCCATGCAAGTGGACCCCAAACGCCTTCATGTTCGCAAAGTTCTCTGAAAATCTTATGGGTGTCTTTTTGGCTTCGCTCCTTAGTTCTGCAATAATGATCATGAATTATTGCTGCTTCTTCGGTATCACCGGCAAATGGGTCTCCAACGGTAGGAAGATACTTGAATCCAGGGGGTAATGATTTACCATCAGTAATGGTTCCTTCTGGTACAAACCAAGTATTTCCTTGATCGTCAAGGACTCCAAAAGGTGCTAATGTTCTCTTAAATTTGTTACCAGGCAGGGACTCTGTCTTTAAATTACCATGCGTGTATTCAACAACTGCCATATTACGATTATAATAGGACTTTTTCAAATTGTGTTAAGATGAGAGTATGTTGGTTGGTGGAATTGACCCTGGACGTGAGGGTTTTCTTTGTGTTTTAAACGATAAAAATGAGCCGATTTTTTATAAATTGCCTTATGAAAACGGTGAGTTAAATATCCCAATTTTTGAGGCCGCAATCCAGTTGCTAGATGTTGTTTTTGTTGAGATGCCGATTGGTGGTGCTTTTGCTAATAAGAATACCCGGGATCGGGATTTTGGAGAACTGCGTGGCTTGATTAGGCGCGTAAGTGCTTTTATAACGATAATGCCAATGGTGTGGAAGAAATACTTTGGACTTGATGGGGATAAGAAAAAATCAATCGCATTGGCGCAAAAATTATATCCAGATGCAGATTTGAAATACTATACTCCCGGTGGTAAGCCTACCGATAAATTTGATGACAATAAAGCAGAGGCGTTACTTATTGCGCACTTTGGGAAGTCTAACGCGATGCTGCAGAGTAATAATTCTAGTCTCTAGTTTATCTGCGATACGTAGCTTGGACATGTGTTTATAGCTTTGAAAATAATTTTCATTTTCGTCCATCTCTTTAGCAATCAAATGGAATAAATCGCTGTATTCTTTGAGCATCGCCTCAAGTCTTTCTTGCTTTCTTGTTTTCTTTGGGGTATTAGAATTCAACTTCAGCATCTCCTGAGTTATTTACTGGTAGTGTTTGCTGAGTTCCCCCTTCGGTTTCATATCTAAAATAAGTATCAAATGGAAGCCTAATTCCTTTTTGTGATCTCTGTCCAATGCAATAGAATGATTGATTTGGAAGAGTCAGTGGCAGGCGTTTGAGGACTGCGTTCCAGTTGTAGTAATGAGATGTGCCTGCAAGCTTGTTTGCGAGTAATTGATTTTTGCCTGCAATATAAACATACCATTGTCTCTCTTCTAGTTTTACTGCAATTCCATAAAGCCCGAGTCCTTTTGCGATTTGGCGGGCATGTTCTTTGCGGTCCATGTGATGACTATTTATGTTTTCAACGTAGTCGTTAATTGCTCCAACGATTGTACTTGTGAATTTGCGAGCGCTCTCATCTTCAATGGTAATTGGGATTTCGCAAATAAATTTAAGTAGTTCTGTTTGTGTTGTTTCATCTTCTTTTTGCTGTGTGATTGTTGCCCAGATTGCATTGTCTAATAATGCGTTGATTGTTGCGTCGTCGTTTTCCATGATCTCTCCTACTTCCGGTATAAAAGCTGCTGCTGCTGCAAGGATTAATCCATAAGTGTCTCCTGCTCTGCCATCTGCTCGTTTCGCAATTTTCTGTTTTAATATACGGTAATTATGCATTATCGTTGGCAGAAGTGCAAAGCTAGTTGCAATGAATTTATCTGAGATTGCTTGATCCGCGAGTTCTCCAACAAGTCCTCCTTCTCCTCCTTCTCCAAAGGCTTTCGCAAAGGTATAAGACTCATCAAAATAGGGTTGCATAAACTCAGGTGCATCTGCTCTAAATCCAGGGATTGATTCGTGTAAGGTTTCAATTAGAACTTCTCTGGAGATATCCGCTTCATTGCCCTTTGGTTTAGTTGTACCTGCTTCAACCATCATAAATCTAGGCTTGAATACTTGTGCGCGTCCTGATGATGATCCTCTGATAATCGTTCCTTCTGAGTCTGAGCAAGAAGCACGCTTTAATCCGTTAATCTTTTCTCGTTCAATATCAGCAAGCTTGTTTTTTAACTCTGACTCGTCAAACATGACCGGGCGGGCATCACAAATAAGTCTTTGTCTGATAGCCGCTTCTGTGGGCGAGTCTTGTATATCCTCCAGAAACGGGCCTAGAAGTGTTCGATAAAAGCGGAACATTGATGTTTTGCCCGATCCTCTTTGTCCTAACATAAACTGATGCGGTCGCCATCTTAAGCAACCTGAGAGTGGAGCAAGAACAACCCAGCCAATGTAGTAAAGCATCATAGATGTATTGGCGGTATTTGCGACGGTAAAGATCCGCAATAATTCTTTTCGTTCTGCTGTTGATAACTGTTTATTAAAATCGAATTCACTGCTTACAACTGGTGGGCGTGATTGATAAATGAATTCAGTCTCAAAATCAGCAAAGCTAGTAAGCTGTTGATTGACATAAAGCCTAGTTCCTGCGTGAAATACTAAGCGATCTTTATCTTTCCAAAAGCCTGCGCCTCGGATTTTTCGTTCGTCATAAACGCCTTGATCTTTGCAGGCTCTAACGATATCGGGGATAATATCGTCCATGTCTGGCTTGACTCCATATTCATCTTTCCATTGCTCCCAGTCTGCCCAGAATTGCAATTCTTGTTTTGTAATACCTCCAGATCCAACGGCTTTTACTTCCTGGACATATACTTTTTTAGTTTCTTCCATATGCCAATGCATGACATAGCACTGACCTGCCAAAAATCCAAGTGGTCTGATAAGTCGTTTAATTTTTGCATTTCTGTCAAATGGTTCTGATTTAGGTAGTTGCTGAGTAGCTTTGATTAATTCAGCAACATCATCATCAAAATCAAAAGTTTCTTTTGTAAGATCTCCAAGATCCCATTTAGGTGGTCTAGTTACTTCTGGAAGAATGATTGTAGCTTTACAAAAACCTTTGATCTTGTCATAGATTTGTCCCATCTTTTTGATACCGACATCATCGTTATCTGGAAATAAAAAGACTTCTTTCCCCTGCAAGAAGGACCAATCAGTATTTAATGCTGTGTTATTTGATGCGCCTCCTACCCAAGTAACCACAGAATAGTTCTGGGTGGCTTTAGAGCAGAGATCTGCAGATTTCTCACCTTCTACTAGGAGAACTTGATTTTTATCGAGCTTGGAGCAAAAGGCAGGGCGATTTTGACCGATCGTGCCCTGTATCCAACCCCGATCTGTGTAAAGGACTTGGTGTAGTGTCTTATCTTTTTTCCTGCCAATATAGCCTACACGTTGTCCTTGAGGGTCTTTCCATTCCCAAAAGTATTGGTATTCAACGGTTATTGGCTTATTCTTTGCCTGTGATAGTAATGTGATAGTAGCTCCTAGCTTATAATTGAGCGTGGGGGCAGGAAAAATAAAAGTATCAATTCCTCCAACCGGTGATACATCTTCCTGCTTCCCGTTTTTCTTTTTATCTGATAGTCCCAGATATTTTTTTACACGCTCAATAGCTTCTCTTGCAGAGATACCTCTATGGTTAATCAGAAACGATAGTCCGTCTCCTGCCTGTCTACCTTGGTGTCCGTAGTTGCAATACCAAGTTCCATCTCCGCGTTTATCATCAAAGCGATAGCGGTCGGTTCCATCATTGCAGATAGGGCAAGGCTGAGATTTGTTAGATAGCTGTGAAGTAGTTAAGCCGCACTCGCGGGACAAGAAGTCCTTCCAGTACCCTCTCATTCTATCTTTTAGTTGCTGTAGCGTTTCTTCCATTTGTTCCTAAGCTGGAGTTGCATTTCTGCCCAGCCGTTTTTGTAATTTAATTTCTTAGCCAATGTTCGATAGTCATCAATAGTTCTGCATCTGCGTTTCATCTCCTTGATTTGTTCTTTAGTGAAAATATTTTTCTTGATTTGTTTGCCTGGCTTATAAAAATCGGTGATTTTCTCAAGCTGTCCATCAGTATGCTGTATTTCAGTCGTTTCGAATATTTCTTGATTACCGCACTTGGGACATTGTTTAACTTTTTTAAGATCGTAAAGATGAGAACAACTAGTGCAGTTAATATATTTCTTGTCGCTTTTTTGTTTATTGACCTTATCCTTTGGTGGTCTTCCTGCAAGATCCCATTCGCGTTCATCATCAGGACTGCCATGCTCTTTCCAATTTTCTACGTGATCAAAGATGCAACAAAGATCTTCTTCGGGCGTAACATTCCAGTTCCTACGTAGCCCTCTGCCTACCATCTGAAGAAAAAGAGTAAGGCTTTTAGTCGGCCTCAAAAGAAAAATTCCTTTACAGGCAGGTACGTCAAATCCTTCGGTAATCAAATTGACATTTGACAGAACTTTAATTTCTCCTCTTCTGAAGCTATTAACAATTTTAGCTCTTTCGGACTTTGGTATCTTTGAGTCAATATGAGCGGCTGGAATTCCAGCTGCTTTGAATTCATTAGTAACTTTGATGCTATGTTTTATATTTAAACAAAAGCATATAGCGGGTTCTCCGTCAATGTATTTCTTATAGTGTTCTACTGCTTTACCAAATATAGTAGTCTTATCAATTTCTTCGCCTAGTTCCTTTGGATTATAGTCTCCCGCGAGTGTATGTACTGCTTCAAAATTAATTCCTGACTTCGGTGCGTAATAATCAAATTTGCAAAGATAACCTAGCTTTATTAATTCTGCAACTGAAATTGAAGTTACTAATTTGTCAAAGATTGCATCAAGTCCTTTGCCATCTAGTCTCTCTGGAGTTGCAGTTAATCCGATCATTGGCGTATTTTTGTAATGCTCTAGAATTTCTAGATTGGTTTTTGCCATTGAATGATGGCATTCATCATAGATGATTAGATCAAATGGGATATTCAGTTTTGTAAGCCTGCGTCCCAGCGTTTGAGTGCTTGCTAAGTATAATTGCTTGTTCTTGGTGAAGGGATATTCTGCAGAGATGTAGCCATATTGAAGCCCTGCTTCAGTTTGAGCTTTGGCCGTTTGTTCTATTAGTTCTTTCAGGTGTACCAGAAAAAGAACTTTGTTGCCCTTTGCTAGGGCTCCTTGAATGATATGCGTAGCAATTACAGTTTTGCCCATGCCGGTAGGAGCCTGCAGGCATATCTTTTTATAGCCTGACTTAAATGCTTCTCTGACTTTTGTAACTGCTTCCTGCTGGTGCGGGAATAGTTCCTTCATGTATTAGTCTGCTCGTTTTAAATTTATCTGCCTAGGGTCAATTGATTGGTCGCCTCGGTTGATCGCGGGTAAGATTTGTGCCAGCACTATAATGGCTGTTTCGTATCTTACTTTGCGACTTGCGGGAAAGGTCATTGCTTCTATAACCTTTCTTTCTGCTTCCAGCGCCTCCTTTGAAAAAACCAGGGTGGTCTTCTCGATCAATTCGTGTTCTTCTCTCATTTATGCTTGTCCTTTTATCTGTGCGAGTCTTTTCTTTCGTTCATCGTTTAACACCTTTCTCGCCTCGGGTGTTAATGTAAACATTGAGTTTAATGTATTAGCTGCATCTGCAAGATCTGCCATTGTCTTGCATTCGCGGATTGTTTCAACCCAGATATCAACTTGATCGGGTGGAATGATGGGTTTTTCGTCAGGCTCATCTGGTTCTTGCGGTACGGACTCTTCTTTATCTTCTGGAGCTTCTTTGAGTTTTTTGTGCATTACTTTTGCTTCTCCCAGTGTTAGGACCTTACCTGCTGAAGATAGCTTTTCTTCGGGCTCTTTTGTCTTTGGCTCTGCTTTAACATTGTTAAGTGTATCAAGCGCTCCATTATCAACTGGTGGCTCTTCAAAGTTTTCTTCAGGGATATAAATATCACTGAGTGCTTCTGGACAAGCTCGTCTCCAAGCTGCGGCTTCAATGTTCTTTTCAAACATGAAGCGCAATTTGGTCTTCCACATCGGCATGTCGCGGACTGTTTCTTTTGCGTATAGCTTTGGTGAAATAAACGGACATCTTTGACCTTGCACCATTCGATAAACAGTCATCTGTCCCCATTCTGGAACTTCCATTTCTTGCTTTTGGATTACCATTTTAACTTTGTTTTTAGACCATACAATTGAGTCATTGCCTGCGGCTCCTGCCCTTGCTGCAATTGATCTAATCGCTCCGATAGTAAGCATCGGGGTAAAGGTTTTACCTCCTTCTCTGCTATTGAAACTAAGCACTTCAATCATTGTGCAAGCTGGTTTAATATCGTGTGCTGCACACATGTCTAAAATTCGGTCATAGACATAATCAGGATATTTACCATCTTTGGCATCTTTGTTTTTGAATGCTCGTTTAATCTCGCTCAGTATTTGTTCTCTATCTTTATCTTCCATTGTGATCTCCTATTTGTTACTCCATGCCGGCATGTTGATCTGTTCTATTTCTTTATGAGAATAGAATTCTCCAGTTTCAAATGCCTCTTTAAGTTTCTGCATCAACTCTTTGCGCTTGCTAAGTCCCTGGGATAGCATCTCTGGAGTTGGTGAAAAAAGTCTGAACAAGTAAGGCTCTTGTTTCTCCTGTGTAATAAACAAGAATGTTGGGAATAGATCGTCGCCTCTTTCCTGTTTGATTGCTTCTGAATATTGGGCAGATGCTATATCGTAGCGATATTGTCCAAAGTTGCTATCAATCTTGTAGTCCTCTAGTTTCTCTATAGACTTCAAGTCGATAACCAAATTATGCGTCTTTGAATAAGCATCTAGCTTGGCTTTACATTCAAGTCCTGTCTCTGGATCAATCCAGCAAATCTCTTTTTCAATTTCTAGATCAGTGATTGAGAAAATAAATTTCATTTTGGCGACTAGATCAGGTGCGACATAGTCCGAGCTTGTTAATGCTTTGACCATTGCAAGAGCCGTATCTCTTTGATCGATTGAAATCGTCTGCAACTTAAGTGCTTCAGCTTGCGCTTTTGCTTCTTTACCTTCTTTCGTGCGTCCGTCGTATGGGTTAATAAAATAACGTTTAGTAAACTCCTGCGGCTCAAGGGTAAGCGTGTGATAGACATTTCCAAAGACCATTGCTGCCGTTTGCTCTTGCTCCTTGTCGATAGTGTCCCATTCGTATTTGAAGCGCTCCAGGCTTACTGCTGCTTTTTTAAGCAAACTATTTGATATTTTGCGTTGATGATAGTAATTCATAAATTTCTCCTTGCTATCGTTATACCATATTTATATGTTAAAATATGTATTTGTCCATAAAATTATATAAAATTAATCTTTAAACTCGGGCTAGTAATCTGCCTGTGTTTCTATACTTTTCTTTGATCTCGTGGTAGATCATGTAGCCTAGTGCTATTTTAACGCCAAGAATGTAAAGTCCGAAGCCTGGATTTTTAGCAAAAAAATTTGTATATAACTTCAGTGCTTCCATAACTCTATCTTAATACAACTATGTTATTTAGATATTGACACTGATCCCCCATCGAGAGCCTGTTATTTGGGCTCTCGGTAGTGTCTTTATTCGCTATCTCTTTCCTCTTCTGCCTCTAAGGCATTTCTCAGTAATCCCAGGTTATTGCTGGCAGTCCATCTATAGACATGTACCCAGTCTCCCTCTATTTTGACGATATCTCTATCTGGGTTGAATTTTATAATTCTTAAAAATTCTTGATATAAAAATTCTGATTTATCTTCTTCTTTCATGGTTTAAAAATAGGGCAGGCGAGAAACTGTGTTCTAAGGTTACTCAATAGGGTGAACTATAAACCTGCCCATAACTAATAATTCTATCTCACATTGTAATTATCAACTGATCTCAAGAGATTGCGATCCTTTCTCCATTTGATCAAGCTGCGGGTATCTGGTCTTCGTTTTGCTTCGTCGCGATAGATTAATCGACGGTGCTGTTCAAGATCCAAAAACTCTTGTTTCATAAGTAATTTTATTAAGAATTTTATCATGCTTTATGCTCCCCTTGTACCTTGCGTGCCACTCGGCTATCGTGCCTTGATTGTTGCCACTGAAGCGCCTCTTCAAGTTTGGTGATAGTAATTGAGTTTTCTCTGCAAGCAAATTTACCTCCTGCTGCAGTCTGAAAGAATTGCAATCTTTGGATTACCGCTAAGATCACATCTTCAGTAAAAGCTCCATTCGGCTGAATTGCTTCTGGATAAGTATTCTTGTCATAGTCCCAGCCAAGCGGGCCGTCTTGCCAACTGATTTGTAATCCAATCCCTGTAACATTCCCTCCTGCGGGGTTTCCGTCTGTATTCAATGTATTGCTGCAGTAGATGGGATTAGTCCATCTTTTTTGCAGTTTTTCTCCATGTGCGGTTTCGTTTGTATTCATTCGTTTCTCTCCTTTTATTAATATCGTTAAAAATCTCTGTAACTAAGTCAGCGTACATTCCCCCAAGGGTTTTTCTAGATATTACTACAGCCCTCCTCTCCAGATACTCCGCAACCTTGTTGTCTATGTCATTGTTTGTCATTATCGTCTTCTCCTAGTTTTTCCAATGTTTCTTTTGACCAGTAATTTTGAAATTCTTTAAATTCAATAATTTCCCCTTTCTTTATTACTAGTAGCCTTTGTAAATGAGCTGCATCATTTTTAGACATTCCCTCTGCTACTATAATTTTATCTAGGTTCATGGCTTCAAATTTTTCAGGTGAGTCTTGTAAACTCAAAAATCTAATAATAAAATACGGTGTTTCAATCATGTGGCAATATCCATAAGGGCTTCTTTTATATAGTCTGCCAAAATTAAAAGGATTGTGTTTTAAGTCTTTATGCTTACTAACTAAGTATAGATAGTGATATTTGTTACCTATCATTATTTCCCCTCCTCCAGTGAATTCTCTTCAAGAATTCTGATTATTGCGCTTGCCAAGGCGTTTTGGGGTTCTGAGTCAATACCAATAGATTTGCCATCACGATCCCAATAATCAAGCATAAAGAATTCCCCTCTAAAAGCTAGTCCGTTAGCTAAAAAATCTACTTCCTCTGGCTGAGTTTTCATATACATCAAAAGATCGTAGCAGTCGTAGGCTTTTGGGTCTTTGTAACAATTAATTCCGAGAGAGTTGTACCACTCTCTTGTTATAGAGTTATAGTACCCACAATGCGTCTTCGAGTCAAAGTTCAGCTCGTTTAGCCTTTCTGATAGTTGATAATTTGTTACTTTTGTTTCAGTCATTTGGTTCCCTCAATCCTAACTTCAATTCAATGTCATAGATCTCATTACTGTAAGAATGCCATGACGAACCTAATTCTGGGTCATCTTCTGCATTTGGTGGAAATTTAGAAAAGCCTACTTCTAAGGCTACCAATTCAAGAACCAAATTTTTTTGTTCATCATTTAACCTCATAGTCAAAATATTCTCCTTCATGAAAATAAAATAGGTCGTAGTCTTTGAGCCAGTCTTCAAAATCACCTACTGGCATTCTTCTCCCGCCAAGGGTAATAATTAAACCTATCCCTTTCTCAGGGTGCATCATAAGTCTAAGTATTTCCATCTTTGCAGAAAAAATATCACTTAAATCAAACTCAATAGTTTCGCCTGTTCCACGGTGGACGGCTTTGAAGAAGGGCTTAGTCATGAGTTCACCTCATCTACAAATAAGTAGCCCTCACTAACCCTTATGCGCACAGCTTTATCTTTACAGAATAAAAGCAACTGATATAAAGTTACATCTGCATCTTCTGCTTTGATTTCAATAGTTCGATCACCGCTAGCGGGTTCATAGGTCAATTCAAAAATATCTGGCTTGCAGGGGTAGATTTCACCTTTAACTCCTTTAATAATGTAATCACCGTAACTGCCCCTCATCTGACCTTCTAGAGTATTGATGATGCAGTAACTTTGTTCATCTTCACCGTAAGTAATAATTTCATTCGTGCTAACCTTGTCCTGAAACCAATCAGGTACACAATCTACCCTGAACTTAAATGCTTCAATTATTACTGCTCTTTTTCTATATTTCATCATTCTCTCCTTGTTTACTTACTCAAGCCAATAGGCTCGGTGCTGATTGTGCTAGAATTCACTCCCTCTTCGCTATCTAACTACTTCACTAGCATTTCGTTAGCATTTGCGGGATACAACCAGCACCCAGACTATTCTTTACTCACTTGTCATGATGGCTCCTTTTAAAAATGACTATCATTGAGTCGTGCATACCGCACCTGTTGGTAACAAATTCCCCCTTGGTATTTTTGCCCTGGAACTTTACTCGACCTTTTAGAAACCTAATCTCGTATTTATTCGGCAAAATAACTTCATGAAAAATTTTAGTACTGGTAGAAACAGGTAATAACATTACACATAATTTGCCTTTTAGACTTTCCTCTAATGCCTTTCTAATAAACTGTTCTTTTAATTTTCTAGAATATGGTGGATTGATAAAATTCCTCTCACCCCATTCTATTGCTAATCCATCAAAAGGTATCTCTCCGTCTATAGAGTATGGACATGGGTCAAAATCAAATTTAAATTCTTTATCTAAAATACTATAAAGCTCATTTGGCGTTTTCCAATTATCGGAATGTTTTAGACTTCTATTTTTCAATCAATCCCTCCTTCCACAAAAGATGCGCCAATTTTGCGGCTGCATTTTGGTCTGCTTCTAAGAAAGTTTTAACCCAAAGATGAATAAGATTGGCTGACAGATTAATCAAATAAAGCTCATCCTTAATAAAAGCATTTTCATTGTGGAGTTTAATTAGATCACACTCTATAGAAGTTCTATTGTGGGACTGTGAAAATAACCACTCTGCGCTCTTACTCAAAACAGCCAGGGTTTTGTCCAATCGATACGAAAGTACAGTATCTTCTTCGCATATAGACCAAAATTTATTAGGCGCTTCTACAAATGTATATTCTTTCTCTTCTGGGAAATCTATACTCCATGTAATTGTTTGCTTACACCAAGCACCATCCGCCTCAACCCCAGCCATAATGCCCGTCTCGGCTAGCATCTTCGATGCGTCTAGTGAGGTGCAGAGTTCTTTATTGGTTGTCATGAACACATCTCCCTTGTATGTTCCCAATCCTCTGTTATAGTTCTATAGCCAATAAAACTCATATT